CTGTCTCGGCCAGGCAGTACCCAGGCGCCTCGAACATTTCCTGTTTGACAATTCAACTGTAGCACCCTTTAGTTGATATGCATTCTGGTACTGCCGCATGAACTCAAGCATCGGCTTTTTTTCAATTATGGTGTTGTTCAGCCTTTGGGCATACGACTCGATAACCTTAACTTTTGAATTTCCCGTCCCAACGTTGCTCATGTATTTCATTTGTAACCCCCCTTAATGTTTAGTATTCTATGCATGATTCAACAAGCATCGGCTCTGTAATGGCCCATAGGTCCTCGGGTAAAAATGCCGGCTCAAAAGTATGTGTCCTGCCGATCATACCCTTTGCAACATGCTGGACTGTTATTTTAACGAGAAAATTTTCCTGGAATTCAACGTCTATAAATGAGTCTGCCCAACACCCAAGTTGTTCTGATTTAATGCTTTTTTTAAATGCGAAGATTCTTGTTTTTTTCATTTTATCCTCCGTTTTTTTGTTGTGTTAAACTTAGTATCGGCCATCTGAAAATATACTTTAGCTTTTTTTTTATTTTTTTGTCAAGCTTTTTTTTGCACCATTAAGAAAGTTTTTGTGATACTATGTTCACATGCCTTATAAAAACGACACAGGATACCCATCGAGCACAGAAATTCTGTCTCCGTGGATAGACAAGGATTATTTCAAGCCTATCCATTCTGAGCGAGGAATGTCTGTCCATGGACAATGTGCTGCGAACCTATTAAATCTACCGGTATTGCCTCAGCATCGATGGCCTACATATTATGAATCATTCCTAAAGCTTAGGCCTCATATATTGGAGGTATACGTCGTTGAGATCAGATATGTTGATGAAGATCTTGGATTCTGTGGTCAGCCGGATCTTATCGCCAGGATGGACGAAACATATAACAATTGGACTATTCTTTGGGATTGGAAAACATCCCAGGCACGTTATAAGTATTGGGGTCCTCAAACGGCCAGCTATAAACACCTGGTCGAGACAAATACGGGGCTACCTATTGATCGATGCGCGACGGCCAGGCTTCGCGGACCAAATAATAATCCGCACCTTCCACCGCTTATTGATATTTTTCAGCCGGAGCAGACAGAATTCCATTGGCAGGTATTCTGTAACGCTCTGATAAACCATAACTTTTTTGGAGGTAAATATGGATATTGATTTAAGCGTGACAAAAAAACCAGAAAGACACGATCTTGTTGTCCTGAAAATGGCCGATATTGTCGTGGATGACGCTGATTTCTCGATCAAGAATTTGGCTGTTTTCGGGAAAAAAATCATGCTCAAGATTGAAGCCATGCAGGAAGAGGCCAATTCATTTCGGGCTACCTCTGCAAACAAAGACGATGCCACAGAGAGAGGTGCACAGGCAAAAAAGCTTGCAACCCTATTCGACAAAAAACGACAGGCGTATAAAGAGCCATATCTTAGACATGGCAAAGAGATCGATTCGGTTTTAATGCCTATCGTTAAGGCGCTCAAGGATATCGAAAAAACCATGGGCTCCAAATTATCGAAGGTCCTTCATAAAGAGGCAGAGAAAAAACGCCAGGAGGAAGCGGCAGCCAGGGCTGCTGAGCAGGAAGCAGCCAGGGAGGTTGCAAGAATCACGAAACAAAAGATCGCCCCGCCTGTGGCCTCTCAGCCGGCCTACGCAATTCCGCAAAGGGTCCAGGCAGAGACTGGGTCCGCTGGATTGAAATACAAGCCAGAGTTTATTGTTGTGGATTCTCTGTCTGACGTCGATCCTGCGTACCTGCAGTTGAATGAACGTGCATTGGCAGACGCCTACCGAAATGGTATGCGCGGGAAAGATATCAAAGGGATTATGATTAACGAGATCCCTGTAACCAGTTTCGCAAATAAAAGGAGCTAAAAATGTCAGAAAAAAATTTACCGGCAATCCCGGTCGAAAAAGGCGAGATAGCCCCTAATGACATAGAGGGTCTTTGGTGGCTTGCAAATAGATTTTCAAACTCCGGAATGGTGCCAAAGGCATATATAAATTCTCCGGAAAAGGTTATCGTCGCCTGGGACATGGGCCTTTCCCTCGGACTAAACCGGACTGCAGCCCTTCAGAATATCGCGGTTATAAACGGCATGCCATCCGTTTGGGGTGACGCTGCCCTCGGGCTCGTTCAGAATTGTGATGAGTTTGAGGACTGCATCGAAACCTTCGCCGGAGAAATGTGGGCTGGCGATAAGATCAATAAGAATTTCAAGGCTATATGCCGCATAAAGCTGAAGAACCGCGAAGATGTTGTTAGGGAATTCTCTATCGGCGAGGCGATATTGGCCGACTTGTGGGGGAAAGATATCTGGAAAAAATATCCGAAAAGAATGCTTCAAATGAGGGCCAGGTCCTGGGCTATCCGCGACGCCTTACCTGGAGCCCTTAAAGGTTTGAAAGTCGCCGAGGAAGCAATGGATTATGACGTCGACCTTGTGAAAGCATCCGACGGAACATTCATTCCGGAATCCACCGAAATGACAGATGATGATCTCGCCGAGGCCATAAAAGCAAGATATGATACTGATACCCCTGTTGATTTTATCCGGTATTTAATAGACACAATGCACGCGAATGATGCGACAGCAAAAGATTTCCTCGATTATATCGAGAACCATGGCGCAGAATTACTCGCGGGGTATAACGCGAACGTTGTCGACGCTGATTTCCAACCACCGGAAGAACCGGAAACTTCTGAGCCAGAGGCCGTTGAACCCGAGGCCGTTGAACCCGAGGTGGTTGAACCAGAGGTGGTTGAACCAGAGGTGGTTGAACCCGAACAGGAAGAGGTTATAGCTGACGGGTGGATAGCCCCCGGGTGGGCAGCGGAAAACGTCGATCTTATCAATCTTGCATGTAAATTTAAAGCGTCGCTTAAAAATGTCGTCGATTGGATAGAAATTATTTGCGATCGCCAAAATCTTGGGCCTGGTGATGTCGTCGTGTATATCGAAAAACACATGGACAGGGCAGAGAAAACATTCGGCGAATATATCGAAGAAAATCGCCGTGATGCATCCGTAGCCGGCGAAGAGGTCGCCGAGGATACCGACGTCGCAAAAGAAGAACCAGACCAGGAGAAGGCGCCAATGTCGCCGGCCGCCGAGGTCAGGATGTTCAACCATATGTCCGCGGCAGATCTTGAAGTATGGGTAAACGAAAACCTCGATACTGTCAAGGTGTTTTCAGATGAATCCCGCCAAAAGCTGGTTGACAAATGGAATCGCCTGGTAAAGAAGCCTTTCCCTGGGAGCCAGGAAGAGCCTAAAAAGGCAGAGCCGGACAGGGAAGTAAACGATAATGGTCCGGACCTTAATGAGATCGAGGACAGGAAGAAAGAAAAGATCAGGACCAGGCTCGTTTATTTGCGTAAAACATATCCGAATACCTGTGAAGAGATCAGGGAGAAACACGGATTCGGCCAGATGGTTAGCAGCGACGACGCAGCAAGAATATGGGTTGATGATGTGCTCGACCTGCTATCGAAGAAAAAATCTGAGGGAAAGGAATTGAACTGATGAAACGCCTACCGGATGAATCCTTCGAGGATTATAAGAAGCGCAGGAAGCTCGCGAATGAGGAAACAAAAGCAAGGCTAAAGGGTAGAAGGGTGTTCGAGTCAACATACCTGTCCCTTGAGAAGGACCCCGAAACAGGTGACGAGAAAGTAGTTATAAAAACAAAGACTTACCAGCGCGGAAAGAATGGCCTATCCATGTCTCAGGCAGACAAAAACAGATATGATGCTTTGCTAAGAAAGGCAGAAAGGAAAGCGAAAAATGCAGATGAAAATACCAAACATTAAATTCGATTTGGACGGATGCCTTATTGATTGGTCCTCATATTTCAGGGCATTAATGAACAATATGGGATTTACTGTCAGAGATACCGGTGGGTTTTATTGGGATCTATACAATGAAAAAGGGCAAAAATTAAGCTATGAAGATGCCTCTTATTTTGTTTATGCGTCCATGGAGCATGTCGAAGAATTTCACCCAATGCCTGGAGCCAGATCGTTTCTGACATGGTTTTACGAATTTACAAACCGTCCGGTACAGGTGATAACCCATAGGCCATACCAGGTAGCAGGGTACACTCACCAGGTTTTTGAGAGGCTATTCCCAGGGGTCCCGTTCACAATTTCCTTTGTTTTAAATACGTCTGACAAGCCGTTGTTTATGGGCGATTCAATTATTTTTTATGAAGATCGCCGCAAGACGGCAGTCGAAATGGCCGAGCTCGGGTTCACAGTTTTTATGCCAATGCGTGACTATAATTGGCCGATATCAGAGTGCACAGTACCGGTCGTCGAGCTTAATAAACTCGACCCAAAAATAGAATACCAGGGTGGTCCTTGGCTTAAGGATGGTGGCAGGATTATAGCCGTGTATTCAATACTGGACCTGCAGGACAAGCGGGTGGTGAACCTTCTATTCAAATAGCCCATGCCGGAAAAAGAACGGGGGAGCGTGGGCGGCTCCCCCAAACATTTATTCTGGCTTTTTCTTCAAGCTCTTTACAATATCTATCGCCGGCTGAGCGGTCTTTTCAATCGACCGGCCGACAATGTACCCACCAAGGCCATACTTCAAAAGCGTGAATACTTCAACAAGAACAGACTCCGTTATGTATTCTGGCTTTATCCCAAACCATGTCAGGAATAAAAGGAATAGAAATCCGAGCATGGTTATCGGGCGCCAGGACCTCGTAAGCCACGACTCTGAATTCGCCTCAGCCATTATGATATCGCGCTGTGCGGCAATCGTGGCCATCAATTCCTGGTGGTTCATCCCCATTACTGTCAAGGATATTTCCTGCTTCAACTTCTCGGCGAGGTCCTTATCTGGAACTGCCTTGTCGATAACCCCTATCACCTTATCAAGGATCTTGCCGACAACTGGAAGCGCGGCTAAAATTGGGAATGCCATTATACCCCCCTCCGCATAATATCAGAAAGCTCTATCGCCCTTACACCAACCTGCTCGGCCCATTTTGAGTCAAGCATTTCAATGGCAGCAATGTGAAAATCCTCACCCTGCATGGCGGCGATAAACTTTTTGAATTTGCTCAATTTTGTATATCCGAGATTAAACATCATATTGAATAGAACCTCCTGGCGCTTTTCATTAAGATGATATAATCCGTTTACAGATATAAACTTTTCATGATCTTCGAGGACGATGGAAAGGTCATAAGAAAGAATAGACTCCCAAATATGATCCGGAAGCTTCGAACCCTCATGAAAGGCATGACCATAACCACCAGTAGGCACCCCGACGGTATCGATGTAAATACTATCGCGGTATCCCTCGTGGCGCATTATATCCTGTTTAACTTTTTTCCAATTCATTGTAACCCCCCAATATTATTATTCTTTATTTTTCATTTGTATCAACAGGGTCTTTACCTCGCTGACCTTGTCTCCAACTCGATCGATCTTATTTTCAAGCTGTATCTGTCTTGTGTTGACCTCTTTTATATCCTCAGCGATATGTCTCTCGTGGGCGTCCATCCTTTCCTTGGACTCTATCTTTGTCTGGTATGTCTCCGGAAAATTAGCAACCCGCTCGAATTGCCAGGCTCCAAGGAAGCTGAGGATTCCGACAAAGCACATTAGGACAAGGGATATCCACCAGCTATTTCGCTCAAAAGTACCTCTAACTTTATCGACCATTATTCAAATTCCCCATTTCGCCTTTAATCCATTTATATTATTTGTTATTGGCTCATTGTAATTATATGCAATAAATTCCATTATATACATTGTTTTCCTATTGTTTGTATCCCAATTTGCTGCAAGGGTAAGCCCACCCATTATCTGCGTTCCAACATTCGCCTGAGAATAATTAGAACCATCAATATTTATGAAGGAAAAAGTTGTGTTGAATTTCACAGACATGACATGTATATTTGTATCCATAAGTACGTTTTGATCATATATTGCACCTGCGTACAGTTTTATTTCGTTGCCCTCAAGATATGCGTATTGCCTCCACGAGCCTGACCCCATTCCAGAAAACATAGCTCCGTCTGTCAGATTCGCAAACTTAAAAACCATGAAATATGTAGCAGGCTGTATAACGTCTGGCCAATCATATCTTAGATAGTTATTGTCAAAATAAACGGCCGGCAACGATCCTTGGATATTCGTTTTAAAAACAGGAGACGATCCAGTAAGGTGATACCCGTTACCCGACAAGTCTGTCCATGAATTTACGCTGTCGTTATTATTAAGGGAAAGCTGGCTTGCATCGTACCATCCATATGGCGTACCTGATGGAACGAATGGTGCGCCAGCCTCTTCGCCGGATATCTTCGAAATATTTCCGACTGCCTTTTTATTTATATCAGAGACAGACCCATAAGCTGCTGTATTTATTTCTGAAATAGACATTAGGCAACCTCTATAAACGTTTTGTCTGGATCAAAAAATATGATATCTGCAGACATCGCATACCCGATAACCCTTACTATTTCGCCGGACCCTGATGGAGCGGTCTCTGTTATATCCCCGGCATCGGTATCCGCATACAACGGGGCGCCTACCGTCCAATTCCAGGAATCTTGCCTCATGAATCCTCTTGTCAAAACCTTCTTTACGCCGGTGCCTGATTCCATGGCCATTACAAGCATGCTTGAACATGTGGCCTCTGCATCAGCATCTGCATCCCCGAAATTCCCGTCAGACTCAAGATGGAGAAGGCCGCCTATCCCGATTGTGTTCGCGTCAACGGTTACACGGATCATGTCGCCGGATCCGGTTTCGTCTGTGTTCGGCGTCGGGTCTACTTCGAAGCAACCACCACCAGTTAAAAGGACGCCGTCAATAGTAGTCGCGAGCCTTGGGTAGCCGGCCCAATAAAGAGCAGAACCTCCGCTCGGATCGAAGTCTGCGACCGTTACGGTACCAAATCCACTCTGGACTGCTGTTAGCTCGATATGGTCATCATCTTGCAATGCCCTTATAACAAGCTTGTCAGGTAATCTTCCAGTCACCATGCCAACGCCAGATGGCACATCGTCATATACTACTAAGCTGCCGCCGTCTGCCTCTGCGATCAGATCTGCCCTTGTCTCACCAGATCCAGGGTCTATTACACCAATATTTGAGGCGGTACCGTCCGAATAAAAATATGAAACAAGTCCGATTGTATCTGGAGTGTATTCTGCTCCAAAATAGAAACCGTTATCATCCTTTGTCCCAATCATTATTGGGATATCGCCTACTGGTGCATACTCTGCAAACCGGAAGCATCCATTACCGTTTAACGTTATATCAACAACCCCGCCGGCACCGGTATCGACAACCTCTACGCTCGAATCATCGGCTTCTATTTTAGAGAGGTCAAGCGCAGCAATGGCGTCGTCTACTATTTGCTGCAAAAGCTCCTCTGTATTCCACCTTCCTATTCTCCAACCACCCATGGTATTACCTCCGGATTATTGCATTGCCACCCATGCATTTATAACGGCCGGTGCCTCTGCCGTTTCTGTGAATATAAATTTAATCTTTCTGGATAGCTTAGGGTTGATATCGAACAGAGCATTCCCGTCTGTACCTGGACCACTCGCTTCTGTGAATGCTTCCGCAATAACGCCGGCGGCTTCCTGGTCTATCCAAACGGGATTCTGGTCCATATTGGTCAATTCATAGGATATGTCTACCTCTGCATCAGCCCCTGTAATTGCGACCTGCAGAGAGAAAATACCCTCGAGATTGAACCGCTCAAAATCTATTATATATTCGACTGTCCCTAATGCGGGGAGTGCCTTATCGCCGAATATTTGTATTGCTGATGTGGGTGTACTCATTGTAACCTCCTGATTTTATTTCTTATCTTCATATAACTTCATGACGTTCCGGACAATCTCGTTCTTCTGTCCGGTCCACCTGTCAATTTTTTCCTTCTTTTCGTCACCGTCCATAGTATCGCTAAGCCAGGCTTTGCGTATTTTTTTGTTTAGATCTGTGAGCCGGCTTCTTTCCTTATGGAATCTCTTCCGCATTGAAAGCTTTTTCCGGTGCTTTTCCTTGATCGCCTTGGCAGCCTCATAATCGCCTATCATATTAAGATGTTTGACGTCTGCGAAAAGCTGGTCTGCCTCTTTTGTTATTTCATATAACCTACTAATATATTTGGTGTAACGGGGATTGTCGGCCTGGCGCAAGAACCTACCGATCATTGGGTAGTCGTCTACCCTCTTTGTCGGTCGCTCAGGGTAATCCATCAACCACCTGGCGGCCGGATCCGTAAAGAAGAGAGCAAGGTTGACATATGTCGCGAAATACCCCTTTACGAACTCCTCCGCTCTTTTTGGCGGTATCCCGGCTATCTCACCAAGGGCCTTGAATGTTTCAGAGGTCCATGGCTCTGCCCTAAGCCCTGGAGATAATTTGCCAATCCGCTCTCCCTCGATTTGTCGGCCGGTGAACATGCTCTTGTTAAAGATCTGTTCTGCAATCGGTATGGCCGCCTGTGGGACCGGATTGAAAGCGAACGTATCCATTACTGCGTGGCCCATCGTTTTTAATATGTACGTCCACGACTCATTGCCGACAGCGGAGTCTGCTGCAGCGGTCCATAGGGTTGATCCTATGACACCAGTCTCAAAAGGCTTCGGTATACGGATATGCCAATCTCCTATCCAAAAATTATAGTATTGCCATTTCTCCCAATCCTCAAGCTCTTTATATCTTTCGTCGTCTGCGAACGCTGCCCAGGCAGCCAAAGACAGGGCGGCCAGCGCAAGGGTTTTGCCGGCGAAAACCTTCGGATTCTCTTTTGCCGCTCGGCCCATTTTATACAGGCCCTGGATCCTTGCATTAAGGAATGGAACGACTGCTGTAAAGAATGCAAGGTTGTCAGATGTTCCAGACATCTGGAAGTCCATTATATCCCGGGCGCCGAATGCGGCTTCAAGCTGTGTCTTTCCTTTTTTGCGAAGGTTGCTGTATAGCTGTACCCTTGCAGCGTTCTCTGAGGCCTCTCCTATTTCAGCCCAAAGCCTCCATGGCGCGGCGAGAACATTCCATACCTTTCCGCGCATCTTCTTTTCAGAGACACCTTTGAGGTATTTAGAAACAGCCTTAGGATCATCTGCCCTTACATAAGAGCCAGCGAACGCATGTCCGGAAGCAAGATATTCTATGTAGTCCTTATCCTTAAATACGATCTTCGCGACACCCTTTATTGAGTCAAGGAATGGTATAAAGTCGTTTGATATCATCCCGGTATGCAGCGTGTCCCTCAGGAAGTTTGCAGCCTTGAACGCAGGGCCAAAGGTGGCTCCCATTGTAAGCCATCTTTTTGGATATCTCAGGGCGTTCACGAGCATATTGTCTGCCCTGATTGATCTCATCAAACTCATTGCTGAAAATAGCTCCGGATCATTTACCCTGAAAAACCTGGTCTTTCCCTTATCCTTGAACCCGAGCACCGGCTCACCTGTTTTCTGCTCGATAAAGGTAGCCTTTCCAACACCCTTGAATCTAACGGTATCTGACCATTTGACCTCTTCGATAAGGGGCTTTTCAATTTCATTACCATCATCATCGAGTGCCATGTATCCACTCGGAAGGCCAAGGTCGACAGCATTCCGGAACGCATCACCTCGAGCTTTGTTCTTGACACTCTCGACGATAAGATGATTCCAGTTTTTCATAATATTTTCAAAGGGATCTCCGATTTTCTTTTCAGAACCTTTGAGCCGTTTTATCTGTGAGGACAAAAACTTTGACCCCTGCAATGGGCCTTTTATGAATTCATTAGATGATTCCTCATCCTCGAAAACGCGATAGAACGGGATATAGAATTCTTGCTGGAATAGCTTCCTGGAAGCCGGATCTATTAAACCGGCTTGCTGAGCTATATCAAGAATGGCATCGTTAAATCCCTGGAATTCTTTATTAATCTCATTCCATGATTTTTTACCCTTTGGGTCGCCTATCCATTTCATCAATATATCTCTGTCAGTTTTATCCAGAAGCTTCTCGCGGCCTTCTGCGTCCAGGGCCTCTGCCCTTTTGACAACCAGCCAATAGAAAAATTTCTCGCCATCTTTACCGAGGCTTTTAACCCATGGAATAAATCCCTCGTTTTTCGTATCGACAGTAAGCACATTCCCGTCCGCATTCCATTTTAATTTCCCATGCAAAAGCTGGCCGAGGACCGACGTCGGAGCACCAGGTATACCGCGGTGTAGCATGTAAATAATACCTTCCCCGAAGCGTGCCTTTATTGGTGCGAATCTGTCTGCAATCAGGGTTGCTCTATTTTTCCAGAATGATTTCCAGGACTTAGCAACCTTTTCCCGCATCGGGACATCGTCTCTTCCGATCTTCGCGTCTATGACAGCCTTCGCATCTTTTTCAATAATTTCAACTGTATCGAAGCCAGGGATTATCGGGACATCGTCAACCGTATTCATATCGTACCAGGTTTGATCGACGAAGTCCTTAAAGCTATCGTATCCGGAATCCTTCATTATTCCATCAAGGGTCGACAGGTCTGTATTGTCGTCATAGATAAAATCGTTCAACTCATCCATGGCGGCCTCGTATGCGCCGTCCCTTTGATCAGGATTCAAGATCTCCCTGTTTATCGTTTTTATAATAAGCTGTTCAGCGGAATCCGCAATTTGAGTCCGGTCCTCTCTGGTTGCATCCCAGGTAGCCGGCGCGATATCGTCAAGCCTCGAGTCGACGAACTCCTCGAATGATCCATACCCCTCGATAGCATCATCGACGATATCATCGAGTAGCTCTGAATTTGTTTCACCAGTTTTCACAAAATTATCAAGGGCTTCCTTCGCGGACTCCCATGTCTCAGGCGCCTTATCTGTGAATCCGAATTTATTATCGATCGCGGTTTTTATCGGGAAATAAAGCTCTTGAGCTATGTTCTCCCGCTCGAGCTCTGTGGCATCCTCAGGATAAAAGTCGAATTCGACCATTGGAGCGACACCAATTGGTCCGGCGACGACGATCATATTCTCGTGAGCACGATCACCTATGAATGCGCCCTTCTCTGTACCATCGAGGCTTTCATAAAAATATCTCGGCTCATCTTTTCTATTATCCCAGGACTTGGCTGTTATCCTGAACATCCTACCGGTTTGTTTCGACTTTACCTTTTGGCCAGGCTCAAATCTCCACCCATCATAGGCGGCAACTTTTTCCCGCATTTCAGCGACGCCGTCTGCTACCCGGGCGCGGATATCGGCAGCGAAGTCTCTCACAGGTTTTGTAATTAATTCTTCGACGTTGCTTGGAGAAACCTCGTCTTTTCTCGGAAGATCAGCAACACCAAATTTATCGTTTATTTCCTTCACCTCTTCATCGGTAAGGATTCTGTTGACCTTCATCTCACCGCTGATCAACCACTCTCCGACCATTGTCTGGTTTGTCTTGTAACGATAATGGCCGCCCTTTGGAACCTGGTCTGTTATATGCGCGGTCCTTGGTATGATCTTCCCTGCCTTGCTTACAGAGGCACGTTTGTTTGCCTCTGACTGCCAATCGACATCGTTCGATATCTCGACCTCAGCCCATACCTGGTTGTCTGGCCGGTAATTCGGCTTTGTCAAATTGGCGTCTGTCTTTCCTCCGATATGGGAAGCAACAGGCATATCTCCGGAATGCCACCCGGGGCGGTATGCAAGTTGCCCTATCTTCGACTTTACCTTTCCACCAACCATCGGTCCGACGTCAGCCGCAAGCCATTTCCCAACAGGTACGGTTTCATTTGCCCTGACAAACAGGGGATATAGCTTTCCATCCTTTTCTGTGAATAGCTTATAAGCCTTAACGGTCTTTTTTGGTATTAGCTTCGGATCTTCGATAACGTCAAACTCAGGATCTGCTGCGACCTGCTTCCCCTCTTCGTACTTTATTGTATTCTGGATCTCACCACCAGGAAGTAGGAAGGATTGAAATTTCCGAGCATCCTCAATCATCCCGAGCATGTTCGTTACCCAGGCATTTGCAGCGTCGACATTATCGACATACGTTATATCGTCTGGATAATGCAGATTTTTAATCGCGATCTTTTTAGAATCACCGCGAATGAATTTTTTGATATTGCCCCTAACAAGCTCAATAGATTTCTGCAGCCTTCCGATATAAACCTCACCGAGGCTTTTCGCCTTAGCACCTTTCCCGGTAACGAATACGGTCATGGATGTTAGATCTTTCGGTGCCTTCGGATCCATAATTTTCCATGGCTTCCCGTTTTTATCGATACCGTATTCGCTGAATGCCATAAAGCATCCTGACTCAGACAGGGCACATTGTTTGCAGCTAAAGAAATATGTGCGCTCTCCTGCGTCGCATGGGCATCCGGTCTTACGCATATTCTCTGGAAGGGCATCGTGTAGCTCATTGCTGGCGGCGAGGACAAGCTGCAGGGCGTCCTTATCCATCAATTCCTGCATTGCCTTTATCTCGCTCTTGTCTGTCATTAACCAGGCATTCGCGATACCGTGCTTTTTCATGTTCTCGGCGAGTTTTTTCGGCCCATAAAATTTGTAAAGATCTGCATCTATCGATCCCATTTTGATAAACGGGGCGTTTGGTTGCGACTTTAATTTTTTCAGCATATCATGGTGCCGGCTAAAAATATGAATAGGCCGGTCAAGCAATTTGGCCAATTCATTCATTCCCTCAACCTGTTCGTCAGTAACAAGGTCGCCGGATCCGAGCATCCTGACAAATGGGAGCTCGGTCTTATCCTTTGCCATAACCTCTGATGCAACGATCTTTGCCCATCCCTTAGGATCTGTCAAAATATGTATGGTGGATCTCAGCGCTTTTTTAACGGCGCTCATTCTAATCATCGAGGCAGCCGCATAGCACTCCTTGCATGGAGTTGTCGGATGGCATGTCGCGAGTAGGAAGTCGGCCGACATTCCAGCTTTACCATTATTTCCAAGGGTTTGCGTCTTTGATTCGGTATCATACATCTTGCCATTCCGGAGTCCATGCAGATGGTCAAGGAATTTTGTCCGCTCCTTTCCGCTGAGGCCTTTAGAGTCTGCAATCTGTTCGATCGTTTTTGTTTTATCCAATAGATTAGCGACCTGCCCGTCCTTAATCACCCGATAAATTTCATCCAATAAATCATAGGTGGTAATAGATCTTGTGAGCTCCCTCTTATTTTTCACATACTTTCCAGGGACTTGCACAGACTTCATGGTTGGGCCAAACAGCGTCTCGAACGCTTCAAGCTCTTTGCTGAGCCGGTTGTTGACTACACCAAACTCTTCATTCTCGAAGTCAACTTCCCACCCTCTTTCCTTAATATCAAATAAAATCTCAGGGTTACCAGCGGCTCCAACAGGAAGCCCGGGCGCACCAATATTCTGAGCAAGATCCGAATCCATCAGATCTGCCTTTGGTTTTGGGGCTTCTATTTTATCCAGGACTTCTTTAGCATAGACATCGAATTCGCCCATGCCGGATGTATATTCGCCGGCACGATATTGATTATACTGGCGAACCATTTTGGCCATAAGCTTTTGGGCAGTCTCGATCTCATCGAAATATACCCTTTGGAATTTTTTTGGCTGAGCCAGAAGGGCATCCCCCATTTTCTTGATAACGTCTGACACCATTTCGACGATTCTCTCAAAAAGGGTTTTGTCCTCTTTCATTACCTCGCCAAGGAATTTCTCATCGAACAGGGAGGATCCCAGGAATTCTTGAACGAATTCATCGAATACCGCGGCTTCGATATCCTTCTGTTTTAATTGATCAACCGGGGTACCAGTTTTTCTTGAAAGCTGCTTCGCGTAGAAGTTTCTCTTTTTATTAAGAAATCCGCTCCAATCGTTTTTATCCTTCATCTTCCATAGGATAGATTTTAACAGCCCGTATTTCTTTGGCATTGTCTTTTCTATCCTGTGGCCCATTTCATGGCCGGCAACCTGCAGCCCAGGGGTTTCGTTCCGGACATTTATAAATATGAATCCATTATCCCGATCGATATCCTTAATCGTTATTGTATTCCCATTCGTGTTATTCAGGAATTTATGGTCTGTTTTAAAGAACACAACATTATCGAATCCAAAAACAACCTTCATGAATTCGACAATCGCTTCTCCGTTTCTTGCATCCTTAGGCGCGACAATATCAAAATCGTCCTCGGTTAATTGCATTTCCTCTGGCCATCTTTGAGACATTTTGATGTAATGCTCTTTGATGTTCTCCGGAGTCTTTTTTACTGGAGCTTCGATAACTTCCTGGACAGGCTGAGGCTTTTTAGGATCTCCCTCTTTGAGCCATTTTTTAAATTCGTCAACAGACTTTTTGGTAACACGCATATTGTTAAAATCAAAGCCCTTTGGATAATGGGCTCTGTATGCCATCTGAGCCTGCTTCCTCGTTTTATACCCGAGCATTACCTTTGGTTCATCGAATGTACCATCCTCATTCAACTGATCGATAATGTAAACATTCGGGGAGGTTACATCTTCTCCGACGAATACATCGATATTGTCTCCGTCCTTTGATTTTCTACCTTTTTTGAAGTATCCATAAACCGCTTTCATCCGAACACGCCATGAGGGTTTTTTACCTGGAGGCACATTTTCTTTTCTGGTCGATCCCTTCGCGTTCTCAATTACAATAGGCATGCCATGGATCTCGGCTTCACCCTTCCTGTAGGTGCCATCCTTTATTGCCTGGTATGTAGGATTAGGATCTGTTATACTGGCTGCTTCATTAAGCTGCTTTGCCGTGGTGACTTTTTGTGGACCCTTTTGAACCGCGGGTCCAGCGCTCGGTGTTTCACGATAAATTCTTTTCCCGAATTTATCCACAAAGCCCTCCCGGGCCTCGCCAGACTCCATCATTTCACGCTGTTCAGGGGTGGCTTTATTGTAAATCTCACCGGACGTCGCACCGCTTATTCTGGTACCGTCTGGAAATTCGAAGAAATTCCTTTTCCCTGGAGGAGATATTCGCTCCGGCTTTTTCGCCGCTGGCTCTTCGGCGGCCTCACCCTCGATCATCTTTTGCCGCTTTACTGCCGCACGCTTTACCAGGTCAGGTGCTTCCTGTTCAACGTCAGCGGGAGTTGTGTCGATAACTGCCTGGGCCATTTGGGCCGGCGTAACCGGTGCTGCCTCTATGGCTGGCGCTTCTGCCGGCGCCGTGATGGGCTCAGCCGCTGGCTCTGGAGCAGGCTCTGTGACGACAGCCTCTTCCCCCATCGTCTGGTCAATCTGGCGTTGCCTGGCCTGTGCTGGTGTTTCCTGGCCCTGGATATATTGCTGCCTCTCAGCGGGGGTCCGCAATGGACCTTGTGGTGGTATTGGTGGCGGTACGTCTGGCCTATTCTCGGCGAACAGACCTGTCCCGGGGGCAACTGGCTCCTCGATAGCGGCGATATCCTCTGGAGTAATTTCCTGCCCAGGAATAACCCCGGCGCCTTCAACCGCTGGCTCAGGTATCGCTCCAGGTGTTTGCGCTGCCTGCGCTGCCTGGGCCTCCTTTATTCCCTTATCGAGAATTTCAGCCGCATCCCTCGAGGACTTAACCGTGGTGAGCTCACCAGATTCGTCACGCTTCCCGGTGAGCATATCGAATGCCTTCCTGAATTTGCCGGCTTCCTTTGTGCCCTTAGCATCTACCGGTTTAGCGTCAGCACCACCAAGTAATAGACCATACGGGGCGGCGGCCGCACCCTCGGGGAGAGCTTCCTTTATACCCTTCAAGGAAAGGTCCCAAACCATTCCGGCTTGATCTTCTATATTGGCATTTAGAAATTTCTTTCTATTTTCACCAATTGCAAAATGTCCGGTCAATTCATCAGGGACACCCTGCAGAGTTTCAGTAACGCCCTCTGTTAATGAGCTAACCAATCTCGAAGCGATAAACCTTTTTATACCTGCACCAAGTCCAGGCGCACGCATCATCCAACCGAATGATAACGCCTCCATTGGCGCCTGTATACCGGCGTTGATAAGCGCTGAAACCATAGCCTCTTTTGGAGAGGCTCCATTCGAAATATTTTCCTCGTATGCATTACCAGCAATATTTACAAACATCACGGCGCCTGAGAGGAACTTCCCGCCGGCCCTATGCGCGAGAATCTGCATTCCTATTTGTGGCGCCATCCCAACGGTGTTCTCAATCCATTGCTTGAACGAGTCTTTTTCTTCGAGGTCAAGGATGTATCTTAAATCCCTTTTTAAATTCTTTGACTCTGACGCCGCACCAATGGCGTCATAGGCCATATCGCCCAATGCGCCCACCGTACCTGTTGTCGCCGACGTTAATTTATCCCATAACCCATCTGATTTACTCGGTATTACGGAAGGCTTATCCCTATCGAATCCGGCTACATCCATAAATCCTTTTCCGAGCCATGGCGCAGAACGAGCAATATTCTTTGATGTTTCAATCATGGGACGCTCTAACTCAACGTCCTCGAGATATTCTGGCAGAATAGCCTTGATGGCCTTGCTTCTAAGATCCTGTCCACCGGTTATCTCAGATAGCGGTCGCACCCCTGAAATTGCTTCAATTGGTGCCCTTGCGAGGATTGGCAAGTTTTGCATTGCAGCGCTTATACCGATTTCCAATTTTGGCTTTGTCTGTATCCAAGGGACTTCGATATCGTCCCTGACATTGGCGACAAACTGGTCGTATGCATCTGGACCAGGTGGGGCAACTGGCGCATTTGATTCTGGTGTAGGGATCGCCCCCTCTGGAGGCATGGTAGGCAACTCTGGTGTAGGGGTGGGATCTTCGCGCAGATTATCTGCTACGAATTTATCATAGAAATCAGACATTTAAGTACCTCTCAGATTAGCTTAATAACCAGGGAATCTGGTCCTAAGCCCCTGTGCTATTTCTGCATCAGAAATCTTTGGGTTAGCACGCTTTAATGACCTCGCATACTCGAGCATTTGCGCTGGCGTTGGTTTCGCCTGTTGTGCCATTGCCATCCCGCCGGCTGTCGAATAGCCTGGCTCTGGAATGGCGGCTCCTGGAGGCGCTTCCTGGCCGTTTGTAATTTGAGAACCCTGGGCCGGAACCCTCGCCTTTGTTTCATTTATGGCGGCATCAAGTCCGTCCATATATTCTTTGTAATATTCTGCAGCACGCTGCATTAACTCGGCCGGTGCAAGATCGATACCATCTTCCTTTGCATCGGTCATTACCTCTTTGACCATGTCGTCCCAAATTTTATTTTTGTCTACCTCTCCTGCAGCCTTCTTGATTCTCTCCAGTTTTGTAACGTCTCCGGACTTTAACGCCTCAGATACGGATTCTTTTGAAAAGTTTTTTGTCAACTTATCAAACCTATCAAACCGATCGTCTGCCGCTTTCACAAGGGCCTCGTGGCGCTCCTTGACAAGCTTTTGGAATTGCTGTAGCTCCTTATCTGTCGCGGAATGCTTAGGCTTCCCGGGTGCAACCATTTCCCAAATATCGTCCAACTGTCCAGCGAGGGCCTCCTTTGCAACAACCAGGGGGTCTGCCAATGGATTGTTTAGATTAAACTTTTGCGAGGCTGGTGTTGGAGAAGCTGCTGGCTGTCCTGGACCACCGGCAAGATTGTCTCGTGTCAACCTCGGCGTCCGATCATCTATCTGGAATGCACCGTGCTGGTATTGACCACCTTGCATCCCGGCCATTTGCCTGGTAGGATCGTCTGTGAATGTAGGGGTCTGTCCTGCCTGTCGAGCAAGCTCGAGGTACTCCTTGATTGACTTTGGTTTCTCGAATACTTCTGGACCAGGGACAACACCACCACCGGCATCCGGCTGCTGAGGAATGGGCGAGATATCCCCCTTCGGCGAAGGCATCGTCAATCTTGGATCTGGCATCGCAACTGGTTCATGTGTTGCAACCAAATCTGTTGGCGGCGGTATTGCCGGCGCCCTGGATGCATCGTAACCTAAAGTAGATATTGGCGGGTAAAACTGTGCCACATCATACTCTTCTCCATGTGATGGTATTAAACGAGCCATGTAACCCTCCGGAATTATTAAGCTAATCTTAGTCCATACGCGATCCTACTATTTTGTGGCGTATCCTGGCCAACCCTTTGCGCGAGCGGTTGTGCCTGATAATTTGCAAGATCGATTGCGTATTCATCTCTGGCTGCCTGTGCTTCCTGCATCCAGTTTTGGACTAAGCTATTGACTTCATTCTTATAATTTATCATGGCCTCACCAGATAACACCGAATGTTTGGCGTTATAGATTGCCATGTCGTCTCTGCGCTTTTGCTGGCCTGCAGCCATAGCGGTTCTCGCTGAAGTATCATAAATACTACCGAGGGCCTGCCCGTAACCCTTTACAGATTCTCCGGCCAATTGCCGGCGAAGGGCTGGATTGTCAATAGATCTATTCTGTAGCATTTGCTCAGAGGTCGCCTGCCTAAGCTGTGCCGCCTGGTTGCCAACGAGCTCTTGCCTTTTCGCACGCTCATACCCCTTGTCCTCCTCCGGCGGCTTGTATTCCGGAGCAACATATTTTGGGACGTCCGGATACGGAGTCGCCTGGAACGTCGGCTTCTCAAGAGGCCTGTCAAGAATTACACCTGGACCTCCGGCGCTTCCAACGCTATACGATCTACTCGATGAGGATTGCCTCGACGGTTGCCGTAAGAATGCATATGGATCCGCTTGAGCTTGCCTGCTCGGCTGAGCTATAACCTGGGTCACATTCGACCCACCACCGGAAGTCTGCGGGGAGCTTTCCATAATAGCAAGGCCTGCAGCGGTTTTGCGATACCTGTCCGACATTTCATTCAAGGATCTATTGATATCGGCGTCGCTTCCACCACCACCGGCACGACTTACTAATCCGGAACCACCACCACCGGTAGGTCCCGGGATGGCGCCATATCTTTCTTCATTATCCATGATACCTCACATTTTGGTTAGAAATAGCCTATTTTATACACCATGTCAATATCATTGATACTGTGTAAAATCAAAGGCTTTTCCAGAAACCTCGGCTCTTTTTATGTCCGTCATGATTGACCTAATACTAACTTTTGTGAAATATCCCCATCCACAATTTGTATTATTGCAATCAATCATTGTGTTCATACCCTCCACCATGAACCTCGGATTCTTGTTTAATTCAAAGACTGCTACTCCAGATCCGCATTCAGGACACGTTCCATCTGTCGTCGCCCATACCGAGCTCTTCACAGGCATGACGTCTGTCATTCTTAATCCCTTTATTGCGTCCTCGACAATATGATATCCGTGCTCTTCGATATCTTCAATAAAATCAGTAAGTAATCTTAACATAGATTCCTTGCAAAATTTATGTGAACTCTTTAATCTCGCTATGCATCTCATACTTTATATACCCCCTGGTGAAATTGAGTGGTGAATGTGAGCCCTATCCTTGTGTATGTAGGAAACGCAGTCTTTGCATCATCAATTATCGTTTGGATCATTGCCTCGAATGCTGCCTTTCTGACATCTTCAAACGCACGATTTAATTGATTATTATGAATAAATCCAGTATGATCATAATAAAGATCGGCATAGCATTCTTCATAGAATGTCGGATTGCCGCCGCCGATATCTTCCACCTTATGATCAAAGGCTACAATGTGAATGAGGGAGTCCGGATTCTCCGGAGCGTCGAGAAGGTTATTATAAAAGTCGCTCGATATGGTAACGTTATTTCCAGACAAAAGGGATATATATCTGTCTGGAGTTTCAGCGCCAGAACCAAATGTATCCCCCTGGACGTCGATATACCATGAAACGTCTGACTGCAACCGAACAATTGTACCTGTGTCAACGCATGCACCACCAGATTCAACGTTTGCCTCAAACCACAAATCGACTGTTTCCATCATGAAAACCTGCTCATAAATATATTCTGTAACGCTATACCCATAAGCAAACTTTCCAGATCCGATATCTGATGGAACGGTAAGCAGCGGCTCGCTCCTCGTAATCGTCGTATAGCAATTCCCTATAACGACCGGCGGCGGTGCATCATTACAAAATGAGCAAATCACCTCGCATGATCCAGCGCTATCATAAAACTGAGATCCACCACAGCGCCAATAGACGACGTCTGTATAGTCGTCTCCGATACCATTTAGTCCGGTATCACACGCAGGTAGGACGTCCTGTGTAAACGCACAACTCCTTCCGATCGTAACATCCTTTGCTCCGATCGAAGGTACAAGACCACGCCAGTATGCGAGCGAGGCATCGAGCACGGGAAGAGTTAATGTGCCGCCGATACCATCAGGAATATCAAGCGGTATCTCTTCTCGCCACATATCCCAAACAAACGATCTCGTGTAAGTCCCAACGCCTGTGTTGACCGCAACCTTTATGTCAAGATAATGGCTCGGGCATTTTTCATCCTGGAAGGATGCTATATCTATATTAGCGACAGAGTCTCCAGGCACAGGATTTATAATCCCGCCTGGGTTGTCTGCCTCCATATAAGCCCGTATTCTCAATAGGTTATCCCATGCAATGTTGCCCGGGATCAGGACCTCTATATATCTTTTCGACGCTCCAGGGTACCTGAATCTCGTACCTGTCGGCGGCGAAACGAGCTCAACATTTACAACTTCATGTGTCGGCTGGAGGTCAATAAGAGTCCATGTCCCTGGGCAAACATCCTGAACAGCAGACCATTGTGGGTCAGAAGATATTGTAACGACAACCGGATCGATATCGAAAACAAATATGAATGGAAGCCCACCACCGATAGGCCCACCACCAGGGGTCGGCCATGGAACTCCTGGAGGCGGTACCCATCCAGGAGGCACAGAAGAAAACCCAGGAGGCGGCTCGAGCTCATATTCCATTTGCTCGTAACCCTTTGACTTATAAGGCTTTTTGTGCTCAGATTGCTTCAATAGATCGGAGCTCAAAGAATTGCTTTCAGCGGTGGGAATCTCGGGAGTGAACTCTGCCTGCTCTGGCAAGACCGTTGTTACGGCCGACCATTTCTCTTTTGCAGATGGCTGTCGCGCCTGGTCAGGGAACACCTGTGCCGGCACATACATGCGTTTTTCCCAATCTTTTTGGGCCATTATCTTTTCCCGAGCGCACCAAGATCGATCGAATAATCATATAACCATGTGTCGGTATCGACCTCATCGTTTTTAAGAACGATTGTCATATGAGTGACCTGAGTAGCGTTCACGACCAATCTGTGGCGCCTGACGTCGTCGCCTGCCTCTTCGGCTCCCATGTCAAGCTCAGCACCGTGGTCAGAATTTACGCGAGTATCCTCAAGGATATCAAAGGTTAATAAGGCATCGTCTATCGCAAGCATCCGGATCCATACTTCTCTTAAGTCCAAAAGGGCAGCCGCTGCATTCAATTCGAGATATGCCTCAGCGACTATCTCGTCGCCATTATCATTAAGCCCGTAATTAAATCTGCTGGCCCATGATTTGCTGTAATTCATTTGAATTACTGGCAATGGACCGCTTCCGGCCTCAACCTCGCCGACGGTTGTCGGGGCGTTTGCATCATCCTCGAATGTATCGAAAAGCCAATCGCCTGTCGTTAGGTCGTATACCGGGAATATGTTTGGTAATTCAGCATCTTCTCCGGAGCAAATTCCAAACCTGACAACCTCGCATGAGCTATCATAGGCCGCCCAGGCGAGCCCCTCTTTTCCCCTGGTTATGCACTCGGGGAACCTCGGGTCAAAGTAATTCTGGATATCCTGCGAGATCCTCTTTACTATCCGGCCGTCTGTCTGGTATATGCCATACCTGCTTATCCAATATGCTCGAGTCTGAGCCGTTTCATCAGTCCTTATTACCGCACCCTCTGGACCATCGATAACAGTAACGGCATCCTCGTTTAGGGCTCCAACCCTCGTTGACAGAACGAGTCGTCCGAATGTAGATGGACTGTAACCCTCGAATATTGTTGTGCATCCACCGTCCATGCCTCGCTCTTCCTGGTGGACAAGGAGCTCGTTATGAAACTTTTTCATGGATGTTATCTTATTTGGGCGGCCGTCGCCGGCTCGCAGGATAGCGAAATCTGTTCCTGACAAGACATTCGGACCTATGCTCGAGGAGACATAAAGGTAATGCGGGAACCGGTTAAAGGAATATGCACCGCGGTCCTTGAACGCAGCATTCGATATGCCTATCGCACCGAAGTCCTCTGAAACATTCGACATTATCGGCGCATAAGATATTGATATGCTTACCTGTTCAGAGAGGGTTGTCGCTATCGATAGCTCTATGCGATACCAGTATAAAGCGAAATTTGCATCATTGAACCTGTGCTTCTCGACAAGCTTCTCGGATGTATAAAGGGTTATCTGGCCCTTCTCTGTGAACGCTGAGCTACCGTCATTGAATGACAACGGGGCGAATGCGGCTCCTGTCCATGCATCAATATCTGTTATCGTTGCTGCATTTCCATTAGGATTCTCACCCGGGTCAATCTCGAAGAACTGAACCTTCTCAGGGGTACCGATATAAATTCTGTCGGCGCTGACAAGCTCATTAAGCACAACGGATCCTGCAGCATAAAGGAATGTCTTTCCCTCAGAGGCATCGTATACTTGCACCTCTGCCGGCAATCGCATAATACCGTCCCACAGATTGTCGGTCAAAGACACGAAACCCATGTTACCGTATGTGATACTCGAAATCCTAACAGTACTCCACGCCGCTCCGTTGGGTGTAATTCTGTACCAGTAACCGGTGATACCGGCGAAGGTGGCCGGGACCTCCGTTAGCGCTTTTGTGAATTTTATAGTACCGCTTTGGCCGAGCCCGTCTGATCCGTCAAGGGTTGTATCAGATAAGATAGTTGCGGCACTCCAGCCACTCGAATATCCCCTCCAATACGACACCCTTGTCGGTGATGCAACGGTCTGTCCGGTATCTATCTGGAAATTCAATATATCCGCAGGGGTCTGGCAGCATATCATGAGGCCGACGTCTGTCGACGCCAAACTTCCTACCAGGGCGCTTAGGCTGTCATTTCCGACTACCTGCTCCCAAATATCGTAACCCTCTGATAACACATTAAAATTTGTTCCATATGTTCCGTCGTCCCAATTTGCACCTTTTATCTTTTGCCTGTTTCCAGCCCACAACTGGTGCTGAGATACAGAATCAGAGAATAGCATTATTCCATCTATATCCGCATAACTTGCCGGATACAGTATGGTTTCACCAGAATCAAAAAATAGAGGGCCAAACGGACCAGCCGTGTATGCCGGTGGCGTGTTTGTCGCCTTCAACACAATACCGTCAGATAGCTGGACAAAAGTATGTCGCTCATAATCAGCGGTATCCGGATCCTCTTCCCAGGCTTTTGTGAATTGCCAATTCGAAATAGGGAACCGATCGATAGATGCGTACCCCGTCCACAATGGAATATCAGGGTGGCAAACAGGTGGGCTGTCGGCAGCGCCGAGCCGAGGGGCATATGCGTAAAGGGTGTTTGTCGGAGTCGGCGGGTCATTCAGGTAGTCAAAAGAGTAATTCATGAACATAATGCCCATTACCGTGCCAGGTCCATAAACTCCAGCGAGGACGTTGTTTATATACTGGATTCCATCGGTATTGAATTCGAAAATATATTCAACCCCCGGGACTCCGGATGGGACATAAATATCGTCAGATATCAGCAGGTAATTTGTGAAGTCATAGAATACGTCAGGGATATCAGATGCCAATGGTACCTGTGCCGTAACGTCTACCATGCAGATATCACCATAATTAAAATTTGGTGGACCGCCAAGTAGCGTGACGATATCGACTGCAGTCTCTATTCTTAGCTGTGCACCCGTTATTGTCTTTCCGACAAAATTGGATATATCGAACATCAGGATCGCCCTTGAATTCTGAGCGGCGAAGCCATAATCTACCGTATATATTGGAGAATCTTCAATTGTAGGATCTCCAGCAAGGATCCTCGAGGCTCCACCATTTCTGGCCTCAGCCCATGAATTCGCAGATGCTGTCCAAACAACATCCGAGAAATGCGCCGGGGAGCCATTCGCCGGGACATCCGTACCGCATTGCGATTCTTCGAATGAATCAAAGGCCTCGAGGTGTAGGGATTCCATCCCTCCGCGCTTCCTGATCCCAGGATAGTAATTTCTGAAGTTATTACAAACGCTTAATTCACCAAGGCTCAACTGAGCAGCCGGCCGGCGGGTTACTGTCCGAGCATGAAATTTATTGTAACCACCGACTTGAAAACGATCTTTTATGAATTTATCCATTTAGAATACCCAGGAGCTTCCGCGGGATCCTCCGAAATGCGGGAATTGAACCTGAGTAGTCCGACGGGTATAGCCCGATTGCTTTTTGCTCTTCGCCTCGGTAACCCACGAATCATATTCAGCCCCTTTAATCTTCCCGAGCTCTTCATTGGACCACGGTTTATTTGTGAGTTGCATTAGGTTAGCGGCTATCCCGATCCCGAGCTCAGTTTTATACTGCTTGTAAAAAAAGTCCGGAAATTCGATAGCTTCATGACCAGGCATCAATATCAATCTCGCCTCAATCCCATCTGGAGCGGAATCCAATTCTGGAGTCGGATAAAGTAATAAAGTCTCTTCGAGCTCATCGTAATAAAAATTTGTTGGCTCGCTTCCTGTGAAGTATTGCCATCCTCCGGAATTCTTTCCAGGTACGTTCTCAACCCACGCCCTGAGAGGAGGAAGGTCGCGGTATGAATCAGAATCCTCGCCATCTGACTTGTACTTTACACTCTCGACAAGGACTATATCTGCAGCGTCGTCGTCCGGCTCCTGAGGAATTAATGCGCTCAGTTTATAATAATTCGTCCCGGCGATAACATCGAACGATACATCGTACCACCACAAGGCAGTCCGCTTACAAAAGTCCCTCATGAGGTCGCGGATCTCGTCCAGCAATAGGGTCTGGTAATTCGCGTTATCTATCCCCTTGCAATATTTAGCGACCTCGTCTTGCCATCCGGCAAGGAATCCTATATTTGCCATATTAATCCTCGCTTCTGATGAATAGCTTTCCGTGCTTCGAGAGCTCTTCAATCATTAGGATCGCCTGCTCGCGGAGCTCCTGAAGATCATCCATCGGTATCAGGTTGACCTTGTATTTCTCCAGCATGTAGGCTTCCAGGGTATTCGGCTTTCTGAATTTATGAAGGCGCTTTATCTCATCCTCTGCCATCATGGCCTGTGTTTTCATGGCGTCCGAAATTTTTGTGCCTTCATCGGCCGGGGCAACAACCGATAGGATATCATTTTCCTCGAGATATCCATCATCGTCGATACCAATCTCACCGGCGACATCTTCCTGCGTTAAGGCTACTTCCGGATTCTCTTCGCCAGGTGGAAGGGTTTCGCTCTCACCGTCGTCCTTTATCAATCCGGTTTGAGCCACCTTTATCTCAAGATCTGGCTCCGCGGCCTCTGCTGCCGCGAGCTCCTCGATCTCTTTTTCCTCGTCTACACGCAGGCGAATTTTCCCACCGCGAGCGGCAATTTTCTTTTCGAGATCTCCCTCAAGCCATTTTTCATACTGCGCCGGAGACATCGGAAAGCAGTCTGCTCGCTGAGCAAGCCCGACAGTCCAGATATGTACCCGCTCACTCCCATTAGGCAATCTCTGCAAAAGATATTTAGCCCTGACAATTTGCTTTTCTTTCATGATAACCCCCCTTATTTATTATGTATTCGTTATTCGAGAACTGAAAAAATAAAGGGGAGGCAGCATGGCCACCACCCCTTTATAGGATGAAAATATAAATTAACGGCTTAGTTAATAAGCTCACCGCCGTATGGAACAAGGTTATTCGAAAACCCGTATACCTCGTTGTCCATAACCTGGAAGCCGAACATAAAAAGCTGCAGCTTCAGGGTATCCATTAAAGGATAATCCGTCTCTGCCAGGGTAAGGATCGTCAGGTCAATCGACGTATCGCCGATTGCAAGATACCCAGGAATCGCAGATACGGCGGGAGAAGCGGGAGACGGAGAAATAAAGCCGGCGTAATAAACGCCACCCAAATACAGATCTCCGGTGTCGACAAGAAACTGTGGGTTAGCGGTAACGTCACCGGCAACGTCTTTGATGATCAGATCATCCGTGTTATCTCCGAGGGCGAGAATATTTCCTTCCTCTGTCCCTGCATAATCGTCGTCGATAACAAAACCGGCATTCATGATCATGAAGCCACGCTTCACGTTGAAGATCTCGTATACATCCTCAGCGACGATCTCGGCGGGTACTGCATCAAGTCCGGTGGCCGGATTTACCAACTTGGTTTCTCCGGAAAGGACCTTGGCGAAGTCAAGGGTAACACGCTCGACATGGAATCCAAAGGCATCATAGGCATGATTTACTCCGCTGCCTTTAAAAGCATAGGTGCTCATATTGTAACCTCCTGAAAAGGGTAAAGATTTTAATTTGGGACGGAGCCATACTAACCGCTTTTAAGCCTGCGTTCTGGCTCCGGCCACGGGGGGGATGTTTAATCCCTCGGGATTAACTTGGATTAACCCTTCCGAACGTACATGTCGACCAGGGATTCCGGTTTCAGAACCTCGTAACCGTACACGTTCAGACCGCGCACCAGGGTACCAAAGGTACTTTCGGCTCGCAGGCTTTCCATTTTGGTCATTTGGGCGGCGAAAGAAATCGCGCTCTTATGACCGGCAATCGGATGATAGGCGCGGAATGCACCATCGGCCACGCTTGTCAGCAAGTTGCTGGCATAGATGGTGAACCGATCGATCATGCCGATCCGTCCATTTCGCAGGATGCTGGTGCCGTCGCCGGCCAGGGAAGCATCCTTAAGGTCGGACTTCAGAATCATACCGCACATCCACGGAGGCAGTACCATCCATCTGGAGTCCTCAGGAATATTCTGTTCGTCGAGGACAGTACCGACGTCCACGATGAAGTCCAGAATGTTGGCCTTGGTAATTGCAACCGGGGCACCGGTCACGCCAAGGTCGAAGGAAGCGGAGTCCGCACCCGCGGTGGCGCCTTGGTTGGCTGCGTCCGCATCGGCGTAAACGTCTCCCAGGAATTCACGATCGACGACGATCTTCATTTGCTGACCGGCGTCTCTGGACCAGGAGTCCATCAGGGCGATATCGGTTTGATGCTTGTCGATATCATCGCAGATCATATTGAAATACTTGGCTTTATCGATCAGGAGCTCTTTATTCGGAGCTTCGGGCCGTTGGATCTGCAGGCTCTGGCCTTTGTTATAATCACGGATGATGATGTCAGGCACAGTCCGGATAATGACTTTGTCGCCTTTATCCTTGATCTCACCTTCATAATCCGTATTCGAAATTGCAGCGATCACGGTCGCGGCGTAAAACTTAACGAGCAATTTGCCCGACCAAATCTCCGGAATAAAAGTACCGGAGTATTGCGGGGTACCAGGGGCGGCTGGAATCATTGTATTTCCTCCCAAAATTTAGAGAATTATTATTTGCGGTAGCGGGAGGATCAGAAAGGCCGGTCAAGCCTTATGAGACTAATCCTGCACCGATTGCCGCTTGAAAACGATTGCTTACCTTATCGAATTCGGCCTCGGTAATTTTTTGAGTCGTGAAGAGCTTCTTTGCTCTGTTAAACTCATCCCGGGTTGCATACTTGGTTTTATCCAGGGCTGCATTACCGGTTTCGTCACCTATCGCGCCTGTGGCGTCTGGCACCAGAAGGTGCGCTTTTTTATCCCTCGCGGGAGCCTTATTCGAAATATTCTGAGCCGGTGTAACCCCGCTCTCTTGCAGATATCTATTGAACACGGCGAGCACCCTTTGAGAATTTAACGAATGGGCACTCTGTAGCAATATCTGCTTTCGAGGATAGCCGGTCATTGGATCCGGCTGGTCGCACCATGCCAAAAACTTCGGATCATGGTTAATGGTCTGCCATTCAGGTAGCGCCGACGTAAGCTCATCAAAGTATTTGTCCGTTGCGGACTTGACTGTCAATTTCTCAACAGTCTCGAATCTTTGGAGAAACTCATCATCATGGCCTGCCGACTGTGCTGGCTGACCGGATCCCTCGAGCTTCGCGTAAAGCTGAGCGATCAAATCTGCCTGGCTGTTGAATCCCTGCGCCAGGCGAATAACCTCGTCACCGTATCCGTCCATTTCATCGAGATCGATCTTTGATGTAGCCTTTGCGACAAGGTCGCTTGCCGGCGCTGCAGCCCGTGGTGCTCTGGTCTGCTCATCAAGGATCTTCTCAAGACGCTCGATAACTTTCTGCGAGTTGTTAAGTTGACCCTGCATATCGATTTGCGCTGAGCGCATTTCGCTTATTTCACGATTATACTTACCCTGCAGGACCCTGTACTTCTGCTCCCAATCTCCCCCGGTGGCCGGAATGTCTGGAGTAGGAATTGCTTCCGCTCCAACCTCCTGACTCGTAACGCTTAAATCGATCTCCTTGTCCTGGGCAACCGGATCCTCTTCGGGATCGTCGGCCGGATCTGGATGAGTCGGCTTTAAAACTTTATCCGGCTCTATCTGCTGGTCATTTGGACCAGGCTCGAGGTCCTTTCCAGCAGCCTTTGCGATTAAAGCGTTTGCTGCAGCTTCCTGTGCGGATACTGCAGAGGGAATTTCGGGTTCATGAATCTTTTTTTTGGGCATTTTTGCCTCCTTTTGAGCCGCCGAAGCGGTATTCAAAGTCTATGACCGGAGCCAATTGGTATTCCGATCAAGGTTGAGGGAGATAGCCCAACCAAAAAATACAATAAATTCAACTACTTGAACTTAAAGAGATCCGCTATGCGGTCTTTGGTTGACCCCCCTTGCAACTACCTTATACATTACATATACCGTGTCAAGCAATATTTCCTTTTATTCCGACTGTTTAGACATGTCCTCGTCGCTTTCTTCAAACCGAGGATTCCTATCGGAAAGAAAGTAGTATCCCCACCCCATATATGGATCGAATAAAAGCCCAGGGACACCAACGGCTCCTGGGCATTTATCCTGCTCTGGATTAATATAAAGATCCATTTGTGTAAAACTCGTATCTTCTGGCGATATCATTCACGGAGATCTTTCCCATGAATAGGACTATCTCGCCGTTTTTATAGAGGTATGTCCCATTCCTGGAATCATCCTCAGCATTTGCTTTTGTCTCGACAACGACATTGTGCCTTTTAAGGATCTCGTCCCATTCGGCGCCGGCCTGCTCAGCGGTTAGCATCCTCTTCCGGAAGCTGTCCATCGTCTCCTCGATATCGATCGCTGTGCATTTCCGCAGGGCGATCCTGAGCATTTGCCCCTGGACACCAACGAGAACGGCTCTGGATTTATCCATAATCCGCTCTAATTCCAGGCTCATGAAGTTGTCGACATCCCTCGACTTTAGATCTTCCAGCCTGTCACCCATTATTCGGCCTCCCCATCTTTAGGAACTGAAATATCCTTTTGGGAATTATTATTCCCTTTTATCTGCGAGGATTTTTCCTTGGTAATGTAGCGGCATACAAGCCCGGGCTTTTGCTCTGTCCCGACAAAGGTTATGGATGGGATAAGAACGCACGAATGCTTTTTTAATACTGCCTGGATCTCCTCGAGGCACCTTCTCGCGTGAAGCTCTTTAACCATTTCCTGTGTTGCTTCTGGTACTTTTGATTCATCTGACATTTTGTAACCCCCCTATTTATTTAGATTTTATTTTACAACTTCCTGCCGAGAGCCAATAGTATCTGACTCGTAATGTATATCAAATTCAAGAAGAACTGGTCTTTCACCGGCTCCATTATTGGCCCAGGTATCGTCAGCGCCTGTATCGCTTCTGTAAATCCTGAGCATGATAATATGTGAAATAGTCAGACCTGTCCCGTCGACGACAACGCTTGAAGTAAGCTCATGCTGATGATTAACGCCAGAGCAAACGTCCTGTAGGTCTACAGTCGCGGATGCACCGAAAACACCATTTGGGTTTGCAATCGAATAATCAACCTTCCACCCTACAGATTTTCCGCTTTCTGTAACACCCCTGTCCTTCGGGGTCCAATGTATATGGAAGTTCAGGTCCGTTCCCTCTCTATATGAATGGGGCATTTGACAAGAAGCGAAAACCTCATCGTCAATATTAAACTCATAAACCTGGAATGTAGCGCCAGCACCACCAGGCTGCCAGCCAGTAAGGGTTGGATCAGATGAGCCAGCAAAGTCGAATGCGCCAGGGACTATCCTAAGATCATCCCAAACGCTCTCTTCTAAAACGGCTGTCTGGTTAGCGCCACAATCGATAGTAAGGTCGCCAGCGGTTTCAATCTCTGGAGTCGTCACCTTTCCGACGTTGACTCCGCTCGCCGCCTGGGTGGCACCGGATGACACGATAGCTGAGGCATCATCAGCGAGAACATCCCCGGTCAAATCTCCAGAAACATCCCCGTCGACATCCCCTGTCAAATCACCATTAAAGCCGCCTGCTCCCGCCGTAATTGTGCCAGCGTTTACCGAGCTATTCGCTATATCGGCGCCTGCTGTTATGATGGCCGCGGCATCGTCGGCGATAACATCACCATTATGGATACCAGCGAGATTTCCATTGAACCCGCCGGTTCCAGCGGTTATTGTCCCGGCCTCGACCGAGCTATTCTCAATATCGGCACCGCTCGAGACAATCGCCGCGGCGTCACCAGCGAGAACATTACCTGTTATATCGCCTGTAACATCACCCGATACATCCCCGGTCACGTTGCCTGAAAGGTCGCCGTTGAATCCACCAACGCCGGCCGTTATGGTCCCGGCCTCGACAGAACTGTTCGCTATGTCTGCCCCTATTGTGACGACGGGATTTTCGTCCGCGGCCAGAACACTCCCGAGTATATTCCCGACAAAGTATCCTGCTCCCATTATCTGGATGATACCCGCTGCTATTTCGCTCGTTTCCTGGTCTGGTCCAGATAAAACAACCGGCGAGCCATCCTCGGCCAATACATCGGCTGTCAAAAAGGCATCTGTCCCGTCCGTGCCATTGTCTAAAACCGTTAGTCCGTTCGCAGATAAAACATCACCCCTTAGGTCTGCTATTGCAAGGGCATCTGTCCCGTCCGTGCCGTGCTCGAACACAACGGTACCGTCCTCTGAAACTATATCGCCCTTGATATCAATTTCGATATATCCGTCTACTGCAGCGTCTGCCAGGATATTCAAATCATCTGCAGAAGCGACAACCAGAACGCCGAGATCGCCTACACCCTCACCGAGGAATAGACGAATTGCATGGGTATCTTTAAAGAATGCATCTTCGCGCCAACTCATTTAATTACCTCTCTTTATGGTACGGACGAGAACGTGACGCCGGCAGTCACATATTCGATGAATATGAGGTTATTCAGGAGATCCATCATTATCATCAAAACGTCACCGACGGCAGTAAAGGTCGCCCTGTTATTCACGCCACCGTTATCCCAGGTCAAACTTGCCAGGTCGATTGTCACAGGGTTATCGACATTCGCGGCATAAAACCGGTATCTCCAAAAAGGGGATGGTCCCTGTGCTAACACGAGGGACTCATCTATTAGGGCACTCATTGGTACACCGGATCCGTCAAGGATATTATTTGAATTTCCTACATCCATCGGAATAACTGGACCTGAAAGGATTCCAGGGCTGGCCGCATTTCCAGTTTCCAGGAATTGAGGACCACCGAAATTTGAGGCCCATAATGTTTCCTGCGGAGAAGCACCCCTTACAAATATCGGGCCACCATCTTCAGCATACATTTGACCTGCTGCTGGATTTATGAATGGAAGGCCCAACCCATCATAGATAACACCATCTTGATCGATAAAAGGGTCACCAGTTTGCCCATAAAACAACGATCCCCTGAACGTTGCATCTGTGCCATCCAGCCCTGTGTTAAGAACCTCTGTATCATCGTCTGCTACACCGGTTCCCTTCAGTATGGTGGCCTCAGGTGTTGCCAGGGCTGCATTTATTTCTGCGGCAGATACGGTTAAGCCTGTCCCAAGGTCGAGCAACACATCTGTTACCTCTTCTCCTAACTGGCCATTTCCAGGGCCAAGGAAAAACCTTTCAGCCCTTACTATTTTATATCCAACATCTTCGCCACCGACACTCATGGTATTACTCCTTTAACCATCTGAAATAATTATTTAAAGGGCCTCCGGATTTCTCCATCGGCCCATCGTTAGTTTATACTATTTATCACGGACCACCGCAACCGGATGCATCAACGCCAACCTCACCACCATCGACACCAGGATCAAGGATATTGACATATGTGACCGCGAATGCCATATTGACACCGTCGTTTATCCATACCTCAATATTCTGTATTCCGGAATTCACATCATCGAATGTGATTGTGGTATCCAGAGGGTCAGACTCCCACCCGGGAACTCCTGGAGGACCAGGCGCGCCTGCCCCTGCCGGAGCAATATAATATTCGAGAGCATCCTGATTATCCGGATCGCACCATACCGCCCTTAAAACATCGGCTGCGGATATTGTAGCAATCCAGTTACAATCAGGAGCGGATGGAGTACCGCTGAGCGTAGGGGCGACATTAAGGTTAATGATTGCAAGGGCCAAACCATCCCCTGGCGCGCCACCCTCCATTCCATCATGAATAAAATATCCCGGCCACCCAACAGGTGGATTGATAACAGCAGCGTCAATCTCTGCGGCCGTGCTTACCAAATTCGTCCCGAGGTCAGTCAATTTGTCTGTGACCTCTTCGCCGAGTTGGCCGTTATCATCACCCAGGAAAAGCCTGCTGATCCTTGTGATACCTAATTTAACATCTTCTCTAAAACTCATTATTACCTCCCAACCCCCTGGAAATATTGGTTAATCAACTAAAGACCGGCCCTCAGCTTTTTGCCTGAGGACTTCCATTTCATCTATCTTTGTGTATGTGCTCGGAGATTCGTCAAGTATACCCTTCATATGTTTAAAAGCGAATGTTATCCCCCGGGCAAACTCATTGCCATCAGAGACAAGCATCTCTTTTAATTGCTCATATGCACGATCGACATACCGGCTGAACCCGACTATCCCCGTCTCACCCATACGAGCACCGTATCCTATCTCACGGCCCTCTTTTGAATTGACTCCTGGTATTACCATAACAGCCCCCCGAACCCCCCGAATTTATTACATTTCGCTCGCTTCATCGAGCTTTTTCATATAGTCTTTCTTTGCCTTCCGACTGATATAGCCGACACCTTTTTTGCGCTCATCTGTCTGGCCGGCCTGGCGCATCGTTTCAGCGTTCGCCCTCTTTACCCTCGACTTTACGTCGCCACCCATCGGCGGGGCTGGAGTCTCAGTCGACTTTTGACCATCAACGGCATAACTTCCTTTACTTGTGTCCATTCGGGACCTCCTTTATATTCTTGCCATCTGCTCGAGTGGCGGTATTAATGGATTTTCTCCCGGGTCCCTGCCTGGCATGGAGCCACCACCACCACCCATAGGCAAACCCATCTGTGATTGCATCATGTTTTGCTGGATATTCATTTCGAGGTCAGCGTCCTCTGGAATGATTTCCTCCTGCATTTTCAGGGCCTTAACATTCTCCCTGAGGATCTTCGCCCTTCCACCGTAACCGATAATCGCCATGTCGACATCGTTATTGGTTAAGGCAAGGAATTCAGCCCTGCGAGCCTGTAGCTGCTCTGCCTGGATTAAGTATTCGCTGGCCCTGGCCACAACCTCTATATCCCCCCTGGCATCGATATCATCGAACAGTAGGATATGGGTCCACATCGATTTGACAATAGGCTTAATCACGTTCTGGTCTATCGCGACTATGGCATCCTTCATTATCTTTGAGGCCGCCGACATCAACATCGATAAACCATGTGCGGTCTGGCCGGCGCCGGATGCAGCGCTACCCACTCCTGATTCATATGCAGGGACGCCAAGTTGCTCCCCGGCCTGGTTAAAGAAGTATTGGTAAACCTGCATCAACATATCCGTCAGCGCATTCGGCTGATAGAAATGAATCGCCTTATTATTCTTGCCCATCGGATCCGACTTTGTTTTCCAGATCTTCCACGGATAGAGCTCTTCCAGGTTATCCCCGGGATCTATTCTATCCTTGTGCATTTCTACCTGGGGTCCGGAGGCGATTGCAAGGTTATTAATCATAGCCCTGGCAGTAGCGTTGCATACCCGCTGGCAATCTTCCATGTGCTCAGGTGGAGCAACTCCCCATATCGAATCATTCGATTGATCGAAGCTGGCTCCATAATATGGTTTGGTGCCAAGAGGGTTCTCGTTCAGTCTGGCCATTATCACATGGCGGCCCACCATAAGGCAAACACATGGTACCGGCTCGGCTGGATTCTCTATCTCGTTCTTATCCATTCCCCAATCGATAAGCAACTGCCCAGGGATTTCTCCATGATATTCGAGGGTTTCGATAACTGCCTGTGGATCCTCTTGCTCGTTTGGCCTGAATTCAATATTGGCTCTTTCCTGGTCTGTCCAAAGCCAATCCTGGAGCATTCCACCACGATATTCCATCAAGACATTATCGATTGCCTTGGTATCGAAGCCAGGGACTCCCTTCATTTTTACAAGGTCTGTCTCTCTAAGCCTCTGTCTTTCCAGGCAATATCCATCGTTTATATTTTTAGCGCCGGCTGCAAAGTACATATCGAACGGACTGATACATTTCCACGCTCGGTAATAGACCCAATCGACCTGAGGTATACGTTTTCCACCAGGGCCATCAACCCATTTAAGATCCTTCTTTCTTCGGATAAAAGGTCCCTTTAAAAAGGCTGTTGGGTATGTTGCGAAGTCCTTGATAAACTTGGCAATCTCACCGTAAAAGTCTCCCTGGTTGAATCCATCCTCGATAATGTCTGTTATTCTCTCAGCTTCCTGGGATGCCAGGGCACGGTCCTCGCGCTGTAATTCATTACGCAGATCCATCATGCGCTGATCAATCATATCTGGAGTAATTTCAGCATCTGGAACGGACTGCAGGATCATGGCTACTTCGGATTGAACCCTTTTGGTGAGCCGTATCTCTTGCTCGACGGGGAGGTCAGGGACGGGTGATGGCGATACACCCCATGGCTTTTCGCCGGCCGGCAACATAACGTCCTTAATCCAGGCTTCGATCGTCCTGCATTTAACGTTTGTCAGCATCATGAAGATTTGGGATCCACCAAACTTGCGGATATGGGCCAGGTCGTCGGGATCATATTTTCCCTTGCGCTGCCTAATGCATTTTAATAGGCGCTCCTCGACGAACCATTTGGTATTTTTTGCAGATTCCCAATGCTTTTTTATGTGATTTGCGAGTCCAATGATCTCTGGCTTATTCTGCATGGACTCGGCTGCCTTCTGATCCGATTCCATTTTGTTAAGCTGATCATTGTTTAAAACACGCAAGAGGCCACTCCGTTCCGGAATAGCCCCATAGGTGGATTGCGGTACCGCTGGTGCTGGCATATAATTTTCCCTCGTATTAGAGGGCTATCGTCATAACCCTCCGATTTCTTTAAACAAATATAGGCATGGCTCATCCCTCTTTACCATCACTCCGGAATTGCCACAACCGCATGGGTCCCACGCTCTGCCACCAAATATGTCGACAGCATCGACAGTCAATTGGTTTGGTGACAGTTTATCGCCACAAATTCGACACGTTATTTCTTTACCATTATCTGCCTCGTATTGATTCCAACCTTTTTTAATCATTCAGAATATACTCCATGTCAAGGTTTATGTCCACCCCTTAGGGCTTGCCATTTGTTTTTGTTTTTCGATTGCCTGCAGCGGAGCCTGTGGCGGCGGCTGAGGTACGGCGCCGGCTATCTCACCTTTGAGGGCGATCTCCTTAAATGCAGAGCATCCATGGCTGGCCCAATCATGCAGGATCTTCTCCCGGTAGCATCCGAGCTTATCATTCCATTCCTTTCGAAGCGAGTCCAGGCAATCTATACCACGCTCGCATTCCTCCTCGTCGAAATGGCATATCGGTAGAATCAATCGGACGGATTCTATTTGCATCGTCTCTGATACCTTAGGACCTATCTCGAATTGCACCCCGGCTTCCTTGCACAGCGCCCATACCGTCTTATTCAGCGCCCAAACATGCTGAGACAGGTCATGGGGTCCCTGCCATAGCCTGATCCTCGTATTGTGCTCCTTGGCCCATTCAATGGCATAATCCCGGTAATGCGGGAAGCCTTCTCCAGAGTTTTCGTAATAATGCACAAGATGGACCTGCCGGCCGACGACCTGGACAAACCATATGGCTGTTTCGTCATGGTATCCAATGTCCCAATAGGTATCTATCGGAAGGTGCTCGACCACAGGTACCTTGCCGATACGTCCCTGCTTCCTGGCTGACCTCATCTGCTTCTGGTAATATGCGCCCTCCATCGACTTAAAGAAAGCTTCATCCGGAGTCGACGGGTGCTCTTGGAGCATGAATTCGCCCTGGGTAGCCTCTGTCTGGACATACCACGCCTTTTGCTCTGGAGTAAGGTGGACCCTCTGCTTTAACTCGAGATCTTCAAAATACTTTTGCAGCCTCTCAGGGATAGCAGTCTGGCCCGGGTCAATCCTGTTCAGGTCATTCTCCGGCCATCCAAAAAAGAAAAACTTGTATTGCTTCTGGCCAAGTTGTGCACGCATTTCCTTCAACGCCCTGGCCTGCTTTACCATTTCGAAATATTTTCCCTCGCGGCCCTCCGCGGTCGATTCGATTGTCACGATATTGCCGGCATGGATCGCATTAAGGGTACCGGTGATAACCTCCTGTGCCTTCAATGGGTACCTGGCGCAGATCTTCCCGAGCTCAGAGATATGGATAAGCTGGTAGGTTCCAGACCGGCCAGAGGTTGTAACCCTGATCGAAGATCCATTCTTAAACGATAGGTGCTTACTCGATATCCGGCTGCCACCCAACTGATCTTTTAATTCTTCCGGTAGGTTATCGTAAGCAAACTTCACCTTTTTCTGGAAAAAGTCCTCGGCGTCGTCCTTATTGTGGGCTATAATAGCGGCATGGGTGTTCGAGTTGAACATGCAGATGTCCAAATATAACAGGCACATGAAGGTGGTGATACCATGCTGGCGGGATTTCAGGATGATGTTACAATACCACATCCCGAGGTAAAGCAGCTTCTGAGCGTAATTCATTCGAAATGGTATCTGGTTACCGTCCTTATTGACAATCTGGTAAAGATTATCAATTCGCCAGCGCTGAGAAGAGAACCGCTTGTGGAGCTCGATATATGCATCGATCTCCGCCGGCGGCATACCTGCTGTCCTAAGCTGCTGTTTTAATTCCTTATAATACTCAGGACTCCTGATCCCCTGAGAGGTACTTTGCCCGACATTCATTTTCAATCCTTAAGGTTTCGTCACAGACACATTTCCAAACATGGAGCAACTCGAAGTATACTCCATCCCCCTGAATTATATAGATTTTCGGCACCATATTATTAAAGCAATATGGGCACGGTGGCGGCATGTCTACTGGCGGCAAATTTATATCCATTATTGCTTCATCCAATTTTTGATATATTTCATATCGTAAAGATAAGATATCGGTACCATATATGCATTGGCGTCCTTTATCTTGCCGTATGGTCTGACAGTCCCTATCGGAAGGTATATCGCACGCTTCCAGAATTCCTGTGAGCCAATCCATCCAACGGCCCAACCGTCGAGCACCGTGCTCTTGTCCTCTGGCTGGAGGACCTTTTGAAACACATATACCTGGCATTTCTGCTTATGGGGCTTGTTATCGTAACACGAGCTAACGAGGCAATCCCAATGTGTTAAAGGGTACCTGTGCACGGTGGCGGTCTTGATCTCTGTCCGGACATTACCGATCATGAAGTCATAATCGCTGGTATCGTGGTAGGATGAGGCTGGAAGGCCATATGTATACTTGAACATGAGCTCCCCCCTCGGTCCCAACAAATGCCTATGAACGGCGTTCTCGCTGCCGACATATCCGAACTGGTTAGTCCTTCTATCGCCTTTGACCCCTAAATGCTTTAAATTCGCTTGCTGGATTGCCGCTTCCTCTATATCCCAATTCCACTCTAACCTCTTGAATCTCTTCGGTGATTTAACCCTTTCCCAATTCATACCTTCCTCCATAAATGTTGCGGATTAAGCTCTTCGATCTCACAGATTAAGCCATGAGGCTGAGATTGTCTATGCCTATATCCGCTGGTTGTAAGTTATACAGGCGGCTCATGTACGCCCGACTGCAGTTTACCCTCTAAATGTTAGCGGGACTCTCCCCGCTGTCACGGTGGTATTTGTTTTTCGGTCGCAGGCGTGGCCATCTCGCCCCCCTAAGTCTTGCACACCGTTTGTAGACTTACTCGGTAACCCGCTCTAACGGGTGACTGTAAATGTTGAAACCATAATACCATGGATTTGTATTTAATGGTGCAAAATACTTTATTCTTTGATACAATTCGTTGATCACAAACATACAAAAAATAAAATAAATGTTGGTCGCGGGAGGAGGATTTGAACCTCCGGCCTGATGGTTCCAAACCACCCGCGCTACCAGGCTGCGCTACCCCACGACATGGAAGAGGGTAAAGGAGTTGAACCTTTAACATCCGGCGTCAAAGACCGGTGCTCTGCCGATTGAGCTAACCCTCTGATATTACTGGAGCCAGATGCAGGAGTTGAACCCGCCCTCTGTGCTTACAAAACACATTAGCCCCCAGGGCAATCTGGCCTGGTAGCCGATCCTGGACTTGAACCAGGGACCACAGCATTATCGGTGCTGCGCTCTACCAACTGAGCTAATCGGCTCCATTTTATGCTGCCTTAAATTCTCCGCACGGATCGCCATCACGTTTAACACATGGATATCTGCTTCTTGATCCATCCTTTTCTGTCTGACATTCCGGAGGGAATCTGACACAAAACCCCTTGTAAATCGACATCTCTCTATAGTACCGACAATCCTCACATTTATCCTGTGGCTTCGGCATAATACACCTACCCTTTCAGGGTAGACTTACAAGCTTCCGATTTCATTCAGTATACGTTAGATCAGGATGAGGGTTAGTCCACCCTCGTTTAAATGATGCGAGCAGGCGTCCGGTTTCACCGGCCATCACAAGGATTTGCAGATCCTTCAAGCCTCCACGGATTTACCCGCCCTTGGCACTCGGGAGTCCTCTGTAAACCGCAACGGCTGCAACCAATTACGACTCCAGCAGGAAGCGACCTATGCCCTCTATGGTTAATGTTTAAATTGGTAGCCTGGCAAGGAGTTGAACCTTGCACGCCTATCCTGGAGCGACCAGGGTCTTTGCACGCGACTACTAACATACTGAGCCAGCCGACAACCGGTATGGACTGACTGTTCTGCTTTGTCCAGGCCATAAAGTATTTGGTAGCGCGGGTTGGAGTTGAACCAACACAGGCCTAAGCCCACAGATTTACAGTCTGCTACCCTCGCCTATGGGTTGCCACGCTATTGATCTTCGTCCGCTGCCATCCACAGCGTTACAAAATCATCCGTTTGCATTGGAGACGGCTGCGGTATCTCATGAGCCGGATAAACTGTTTTGCTTTCCCATATCGAAAAAAGGCACCCGCATTTAAAGCATCGATAATACTCACCATTAAGATGCTCCCACGGATAGGGATGTTTGCATTTAGAAAGTTTCCCGGCGAACACCTCTTTAATCATCAGCTTTATACGGCCATGGTATTTCTGCATGATCATACCATACGCTGATTGTGAGCTTCTCCTCCGGATCCCGTTCTGGCCTATCATCCTCTTCGCAAAGCCGCTTGTGGAAAACATAATACGCGAGCGTCAGGGGATTCGTATGGAAAAGGCGGCCGGCAAGGTGTTCGTCGACTACCTTCTCAGAAGGAAATGCAATGCTAAGCAGGTGTTTTGACACGAAAAAAATACATTTTCCCGTTTCCTTCTTGATAAAAAGGACACGGTCGCCATCGTCTAAGTATCTGTATTCTCCTGGTACTATTCCCATTTAAGCGTCCTCCCAAAAGACCGATATTTTATATTGTTTACCGCACCGTGGGCACCGTGTATTCACGATCTTATCTACCGAAAAAACGGATACCTCATAAATAGACTCGACATCCACCCGAACACCACAACACGGACCCTGGAACAGCCTGAGGATCTTCGTATCGTTAATATGCTGGTCCTTGACTGTTCGCCGGCTGTCGCATTTGCCGGTCATTAGACAATCGTAAGCCTTCATTTCTGTGTTGATTCCCATTGCATCTAATGGGCGATCCACCAAATATCTATTCATTGCTCCCCCTTTCAAATGAACTGGTAGCCCAGGGGATCTTAACCACCATGGCCGGCCAAAGCCATGGGAGCCTCACCCCCGGGTATTACCAGACCTGCTGCAGTCCAGGTTTTACCGTTTTGCACTCTAACATTCGTAATGTTATTGTGCAAAAAATGGTTGGGTAGCCAGGTCTGGATCCCTGGCCGCCCCGGGCTGCATTCTCCGATACGGAAGAGCGCAGCCTCTGTCCAGATGTTATGAGCCATCGAGAACAGGCTCAAATCCGATAACCACCGCGCTGCTGGCGCCCGATACGTCAGATCCATAGATACCGCGCAGGACGTCCATCAGGACGATAGGATTGCGACATATGCCGTCATGCAACTTTGTGAACACAAACGGCGGGATATCTGCCAGGCTGCAGGTCATGACATGCGTTATGACAGCGTTGCCGATCTGCTGTTCGTCCGAATCTTGCATCGGCAGGACCTTGCCTACTAACATCGGTTTGGCCCATTTATCACCAATGCGGACGGTGAAATTGAGCCCCTTCTTAAACTCGAGGCGCTTAAAATCCAATGTTTTCGGAAGGATAGCGTCTCCTAAAGGCGCCTGGTATCCTTTCGGATTGCAGCCTTCATCCCCGAACTCATCCATTAAAGGATCTGTGCTCATGATGATAACCCCCTGTTATAAAAGGTTTTTGATGTCTTGCACGACCTGCTCGACCAGCACAGGAATGACGACATTCGCCATATCCTCAAGCTCGCTTTCTTCTATCAAGATATCGCCTGTGTAAGAAACAAACCCATTTGATACCTCGACCTTCAACATAAACGTGCCTGGTAGCTTGTGGCCGGCCAGGGTAGCCCGTGCAAATATTCCCTCTCTATTCATTAATGACACCATTATATCACGATTAATGTCAGAATGGTGCACCCTCTACTTCGATACACCACCATAAATATAACAGCCCGAGCGCGGCGGCTGCCAGGGCAATCCAAATGTCGGCATCTTTGTCAGGATCATATTTTTTCAATTTCGTCAATCCTCCTGTTTAATTTAACGAGTACATCCAACACCCCTCTAAGCACAAAATAAATAGATCCGACAATCACGCAGAGCCCGAGAATCATAACGAAAAGAACGTTCTCAATCACGGAGCCCCCTTTGCTGCATTGCTGTATTACGGTCCTGGCTCGTTCTGTACGCTTCCATAGCCTGGTCGTATCCTTCCCAACCGTCGACTCCGAAGGTCATAAGGATCAATAAGAATTTGACATCTGCCTTGAGTGCATCATATTCCTGTTTTGTGATTGTAACGCTCTCATCTGTATCCACATAAACAGAAAGACCTGAATCGGTGCGGTGGCGTTTTATCGACTCATCCTTTGATTCAATATTCGACTCATCCATTATCCGACCTCATGGGGAAGCCTGCCCCTGTTTTGCCCATCGATTGATACCAGGATCTGCGTGAGATTGTTTATAATCGTGTCGCCTACCGGATCCTTCTTGAACCCCATAATAGTCTCAAGCCTATCGAGTGCGGCACCCTTCGAGTGGAATTTGAGT